TTAATAGTAATACAGTTGATTTAAGTACTGCTTCAACATTTGACATAGCTGATTTGCGTCTTGCTTTTCAAATCCAAAAATGGATGGAACGGAATGCTCGTGCTGGTGTTCGTTATACTGAATTTCTTCGTTCACATTTTGGCGTTGCTCCTCGTGATGAAAGACTACAAAGGCCCGAATATATCGGAGGAAGTAAAGCTCCTTGTATTATATCTGAGGTTTTGCAGACATCATCGACTGATGCTACATCCGCGCAAGGTAACCTTGCCGGTCATGGAATTACGGTATCTGACGCTTACTGCGGTAAATATCATGCTACTGAGTTTGGTCTCATTATTGGTATAATGTCTATAATGCCTCGATCCGCTTATTCTCAAGGTATTGACCGTCAATGGTTACGCAAAACAAAATATGACTTCTTCTTCCCTGAGTTTGCTAATCTTAGTGAACAGGCAATTCTTAATGCAGAGATTTGTGCTACTAATATAGATACTCATAATCTTGATTTGTTTGGTTATCAAGGTCGCTATGATGAGATGCGTACTAAAAACAGTCAGATAGTATCTGGTATGCGTACAACTTTTGACTATTGGCATCTTGGTAGACAATTTGATATTGGTTCCCCTCCCTTACTTAATGAAGATTTTATCAAATGTGTACCACGAAAAGATATATTTGCTGTTCCTACTGAACCTGGTTTAATTGTGAATTTTGCAAATATTATAAAAGCTTTTAGGCCAATTCCTTATATGGCTGTACCCGGTCTTATTGACCATAATTAATTTAAATAGGAGTTAAACATGATATTCCAAACACGTTATACACATGAAAAATCTTTTCCCGAAACTAATCTCGGGAAAAGATTAGTTGAGAAAGCTGGATACATACCGGCTAAAGACCGAATTGAGAATATGATTCTTGCTGGTCAGCGACTTATTGAGCATCGTATGTCAATGTATGATTTTGATTCTAATAAAGAGCTTGATGAGTCATATTATGACCCCACAAGGTCAAAAAATTTTGACATGGCTGATGCTTTTCAGATGCAGCAGAATGTTGAGAATAATCTAAAGCAGAGAGAGCTTTTAAAAGCCTCTCAGACTGCTCCAGAGCCTCCAGAAGAGGTTTTAAAGCAATCCGAAACCCCAGAATAGGGGTTTCTCAGACTGGGCTATATTCATTCTCTTGATGTGAATATAGCCCAGTGACACCAAGTCACTAAACATTTGTCTATCTTGACAAATTAAAAGGAGTATGTTATGTATATTAAAGTTTTTAGGAGGTATAATTTATGATTGGATTAGGTGCTACGGCTTTAGGATTAGCTTCAATGGCTCCCAGTTTGCTTAATACTTATGCTCAATATAAAACTGCTCAAGATAATTTGGCTGAACAAAAAAAATGGAATCAATACAATGCATGGTTACAATAATCTATTTTCCATCGGGAAGATACGTCTATCCAAAGGCGTGTTGCTGACTTAAAAGCTGCTGGTTTATCTCCTGTTCTAGCTGCTGGTCAAGGTGCCGGAACTGGTGGTGCAATATCGATTTCCGGTGCTCAATCTCAAGCTCCTCAACTATCTCTCGACACTATGTTTGCAATGAATTTAATGAAAATGGAAGCGGATATATCCGCTACACGTGCTCAGGAAGCATATACGGAATTACAACGCAAAAATGCTGAAACTTTATTGCCTGCCCAGTTAGCATCGATGGAGGCACAGATTAGAAATGCGGACGCTAATACCTATAAAACATATCAAGATGCAAAAAAAGCCAAAGTTGAAGGAGATAATATGATTAATACTGGTACAAGTGGTTCTAATAATTTTTCACAGTGGTTTCGTGACTTATTCGGCGCTCAACAAAAAATGACCGACGAATATCATAAATCTATTATTAATGATAAAGGTAAAGGAAAACGTGTTAAACCCGACTTGACACCAAATAGCAAATTTACACCTTTTTGGACTCCAGAAGGCAGAAAACGTGGAAGAAAGCAAATCGATGATTTAAATTCAGGCAAAGTTAAAATCCAATATTAATTTAAAAGGAGGTTACAAGATGCGTAGAAGAAACAAAAGAAGAGGTTACAAATCATCAAGACGAATTAAAAAATATGGCGTTAGCCGGGGAGGTATAAGACTGTGAGATGTATTGTGTACAACCAATTATCATACAAGTCCCTATCAAAGGCATCAAGGCCTTTCAGGACTTGGAAGTCCCTTGCGGCAAATGCATTGGGTGTCGCATTGCCAAACGCAAAGAGTGGTCGTTAAGAATGTTACACGAGCTAACATACCATCCTCAGTCGTCTTTTGTTACTTTGACATATGATGACTATCACCTACCCTCAGACAATAGCCTTAAAAAACGGCACTTACAGCTATTTATCAAGAGACTCCGAAAAAATCTTGGCGAAAGAAGAATTAAATATTTTGCCTGTGGCGAGTATGGCGGACAAACTATGAGGCCCCATTACCATGCAATATTATTTGGTTCTGGACTTACTCGTGAGGATAAAAACAGAGTTATCGACTGTTGGCCGTTATGCGACTGGACAAAACCCTCCATTAAAAAGAACAGCTTTGGCATAGCCGAGCCTGACTCCATCAGGTATGTTGCTCAATACATTGACAAAAAATTTACAGGCGACCTGGCTCAAGAGATTTATGTTAAGCAAGGAATCGAGCCTGTGTTTAGACTGTTATCTCAAGGAATTGGTCTACAATATGCTCTTGACAATAAATCTCAGATCGAAGAGTTATCGTATATAACTCTCAATGGTGTAAAGCATAGCGTCCCCCGTTACTACATCAAAAAGCTTGACTTGGATGTAGAAAAACTTAGAGAGCAAGCTCTCGTTAATGACTGCGAAAAAAATGAACATTACAGTGGCGTTAATATAAGTACTGATGATGCATTGCGTAGCTTAAATCCTGAGTTAATACATAGTATATACGATGGAGAATTGCGAAGCAGAAAGCAGAAGAAGAGAAACTTAGAAGCTAAAGTAATGTTAAAGCAGTCAAAACTATAAAAGCAGAAGGCGATAGCCGATTCCCTGCTTTTTTAAAAATGAACATGGCCTCGATTTTGAGGCCGTGTAGACAAGGGCAGGTAGCCCGCGTCAGATTAAATTATTAAACGAGGTTAAAATGGAAGTTAAATTGTACACAATAAGAGATTTAGTCGCCGGTGAGTGTGGCCCTGTGTTTACGGCGAAAAATGACGGTGTTGCAATCCGTCAAGCGTGTCTATTATTGCACGAGCCTTCTTTAGATGTTTCGGATTATGCTCTTTATTGTATTGGAACGTTCGATACGGAATCTATGGAGTTTATAGATAAAACTCCTCATGAGATTGACATCATTATTGCATATAAAGCATTTTCCGAACGAATGGAAACTGTAAATGCGAAGAATACTTATATCAAGGAGGTTAAATAATCATGTCTAAACGCAATGTATATGCCCATGTTGGTGGTTTTAGTCCTCGCCGGTCGGTGTTTGACCTTAGCTATGAAAAAAAGCTGACCTGTGATATGGCTCAGCTAATACCTGTTATGTGTGATGAGGTTGTGCCCGGTGATTTCTTTCAGATCGGCAACCAGGCTGTAGTAAGATTCCAGCCGTTGGTTGCTCCAATACTGCATGAGATTAATATGTATGTGCATTATTTCTTTGTACCCTATCGCATTCTCTGGGATGATTGGGAAGATTTTATCTCTGGTGGAGAGGATGGTAAATTTTCGGATCCTATCCCGGAATGGGAGCCGACCGATACTACTGAGGGTTCCCTCTGGGACTTCTTCGGATTCCCTGTCGGCGTAGATCCAGACGGAGCTTACCCTCTTGATTTTCCTCGTCGTGCTTACAATCTCGTTTATAATGAGTATTACAGGGACGAGAATTTACAGACGGAAGTTGCTCTTACTAACGAGACAATACTTAATCGTTCTTGGGAAAAAGATTATTTTACATCCTCTCTCCCTTGGCAGCAGAGAGGTACTGCTCCGGCGTTGCCTATCTCTGGTACTACTCATGCTCTTTGGGATTTATCCAGTTTTGGTTTGGCATCTGCCCAGGGCTTATGGGGTTCTTCAGATGCTGGTCCTGATGCTAATTTATATGCTGTAGTAGCCCAGACATCTCAAAACCAAAGAGCATTTCTTAATAGTAATACAGTTGATTTAAGTACTGCTTCAACATTTGACATAGCTGATTTGCGTCTTGCTTTTCAAATCCAAAAATGGATGGAACGGAATGCTCGTGCTGGTGTTCGTTATACTGA